TGCATGGCGTAGGGGCCGCCCAGCATGGCCCCGCCGTTGCACATCCCGCGCCGCCTCAGACCGTGCATCACCCGCGTCATAGCCGGGTAGGTCAGGGCCGAGCACTCTGTTATCAGAACATCCGGTGCCAACGCCGCCAGTCGCTCAATATAATCATCAGCCCCCAATTGCTCGTGGTTTCCGTCAACCATGTTTACCTTGGCCCAGCCCACCGGCAATTCTCGCTTCAGCATGGCCGAGGTGATCGCCAGTTCGTAAGGGTAATAGCTGAACCAGTGTTGCGCGCCCGCGTAATCCCACCGCGACGGGAAGGGGATGACGTGCTGGCCGTTATCGAGCTGGCCGACCGTGTTGGCGACGATTATTTGCATAGCAGCCCCTGCCATTCCCGCGCGCTTCTGTCCACCGTCCAACTCTCCTTTAGATTTGCCTGAACGATTTCGCTTATCATCTTTCGATCGTCAATGCTCGCCACCAACCCCGCAACCGCCCGGTAATCCTGTTCATCAACCACCGGCAGGCCACAGGCCCACGCCGTTAGGCGCTTGTTGTTTGATTTCACATCGCCCCACGGTCCCGGATAAGGTGGCAGGAGGGCGATGTCGTGCGCCGCTATTACTTCGTTCTCTCGCTCGACGCTCCAAGCCACGTGATAAACAGGGAAGGCGTCGGTTCCAATGAACCGATGGTCGGGCCGGTCATCAAAGATAGTCAATTCAATCTTGTGCCCGTTCGCCACAAGGCGTTCAAGGTTGGCGAGTTGCGCCATGATTGCGATGCGATTGACCGCTACGCCGTACCAGATAAATCGCACCGGGCTCACGTCGGTGTGCTGGCGCTGTATTGGGAAATGCTCAAGGTCGAGCCGGTCAGGAATACACACCGCCTTTTCGCTTCCGTACCACTCATTGAAGTCTTCGGCCAGGGCAGGCGATGAAGCGACAACGCCCGCCACCACATCAACCACCTCGCGGCACGCATCAGGCTCCCACCACCAGGCCGGGTCACACACATCCCAATAGTGTTGAGCGTTCGGATACCAATTTTTGTACTCGGCACTAAAATTTTTCTGCCAGATAAACGCGTCGGCTTGGTTGGCATATTTTGCCCATCGTTCAAACTCCGAGAAAGTAGCAACCTCCGCTCCGTCTAAACACCTCGCCGGCCAGTAGCAGCGCATCCGAGACGAGCCCCACGAGTAAGGCCCTGCGGCAACAAACAGGGTTTTCATTCCGTCACCGCCTTAATCGCGTCGCGCACCCGTTTGGCTTCTTGCTTCCAGCCGGCATCATTATCTTTCACTAGTTTGATGTATTCCTCTTTGTCTGCGCCTACGTGCCCGGTAAAGTCGTCCGGATGAAGTGGGTAGTTCAGCGAATGCCCACAGCGAACGCCTGGGTCACCATATAGGGTATAGCCTGCCTCTCTGGCGAAGAAGGCAAAGCGCAGGTCGCTACCCATCGCATCCTTGACCCCGCGCAGCACCCGAATCTCTTTGCGTAGCGTCCCAACATGCTCGCGCAGGGCCGGGTACAAAACTTCAGGCTTGTGTTTCGCCTCTGCCAGTCCTTCAAGGGCGGAGATCGCTTTCATCACGGCGCCCAAGTCGTAAGGCCACACGTCCATATCGTCCTCAATGACCTCATCCTCGCCTTTGAGGATCTCCTGAACCGCCAACACCACTTCACGATGCACCAGAATGCAGCCCCAGCCACTTGCGCCCAGCTTGTGCAGCCTCGGCAAGGTCTGGCCGGTGGCCGGGTCAACCGCTGTACATTCCGGGTCGTAGACCATGGGTTTATAAGGCAAACGATTGACCTTTGGATACTCAAACCAGACCGGCGCAATGGGCTGGTATCTGCGCCTTAAGTAGTAACCGGACACGAAGGGCAGGCGATACGACCGCAGCCGCTCAAGCGTGTCCGGTGGGAATATCATGTCGTGGTCGAGCAGCAGGATAAAATCATGCTTGCTCTGTATGAAGTTGTTAAGGTGCTGCTGTCGGGCCTCGTAACCCTTGGTAGCCCGACAAGGGATAATCCGCGAGTCGTAGTTCCTGCGCTCAATCGCCTCGATACTGTCGCGGCATTCCCCAATTTCGTTCTCTGGCCCAACGACACCAATGTAGCAGGTGCCGTCATAGCGTGCGCTTTGTATGCGTTTCATAGTCTCTCCGTGCCGAGAGATTGTCAGACGGTGCGGTAGGTTGCGCGCGCCTAACGCCTGGGCACGCAAGCGGCAGGCCCGCAGTTGACCTCGCGGTCAACCAACCAGCCGCACCATCTGACAAACTACGTAGTAACGTTCCCGGTGGTGTTCGTTGAAATGTACCGGGAACCCAATTTCCATCCCGTCGAATTGACGGTGAGCAGGCGGGCCGTGCCCGTAATCTTGATGGCCCCCGCCAAAACCAGCCCGTTCGAGTCGGCGGCAATCAGTGGCGTGGTGGCGCTGTAAGCCTCAAAGATAAATCCGGCCCCTGACGTGTTGGGGATGCCGAAAACCTTTTTGGAAAACAGGCCGCGCGGCGAGTTTTGTGGTCTAGCCATGTGTCACCACCTTAGACGATATCAGCGAAGAAATAGCCCAGGTCGGTCGCTGTTGCCTTCTGGTCCCACTGTTCTTTGTGCTGCCGGGCATCGCCGTGATTGTGCCGGCCGGGGTCAGCGAAGATTGCGCCTTCGCCGCCACCCGGAGCCCAGGTAAAGGTCTTGCCGGCGGTTGCGCCGAACACGCCCGCGCCTGGGTCAACGTGGCAAATCAGGCAGTCATCGTCAATGATGGCGGTGGCCGAGAAGGCGACGGCCTCATTGGTGTTGGTGTAGGTGGCCTTCGACACGAAATAATTCTCTTTGTCGAAGATGGCGGCCAGGGCTTGCCGGATGGTGCGCTCAGTCGCGGCCTGGGTGTACTTCAGGCGGTCAATCACGTCCGGGTGAAGGGTCAAGGCCTCGTCCACGATGTAGCCCATGACCATAGTGTTCGCGGCCTGGCCGGTGTTGTTGCTGATCGTGCGGGTCGCCAATTTGACGTTCGCTACCGGGTCACCGGCCGAGAAGTCGTCCCAATCGGTCGCCGAGTTGTTGTCGTCGGTGGCCCAGACGCCGGTCACCATGAAGTCGGTCGAGAAAGCGACCTCTTTGCGGATGAGGGACGCTTGAGACATTTTCTTCAGAAAGGCCGTCATCAAATCCATGGGGACTTGGCTATTGGCCTGCGTCTCATCCGGGATAACGAACGACCGCGCCCATTGAAACGTAGCGTAAGTGTCCGAGGTGACGCCCAGGCCCACGGTCAGGAAATCACCGCCTGGCGCGCGCGGCTTCAGGTCGTCCATGAAGAAGTATTTCTTGGTGAAGATGTAATAGAGCCCGCTGTCCTTCTCGCTCGGGACGAACGGGAACACCTTCGACGCCACAAATCGGTCTTCGGCCTGCGAGTAGCCGATGAGCAGGTTGGTCAGAACAGGGTCAACGGCTTGAACATCATTGATAGTCGGAATAGTAGCCATGAGTTATTTTCCTTGTGCCGTTGGCCTAATAGCGGATTGCTCCGCCCCCGTACAGCTGGGCGGTGATAACGTCGGCCACGGCGGTTGATGTTTCAAGCGCCTTGCCGATGGAGAAACGGTTGTCGGTGGTGTGGGCCGCGACCTGACCGGTGGTGTTGTAGCCCAGGTTGTTACCAGCAGCCAAGTTGTTGGCGCCCGCCAACACAGGCACCACGCCGTCGTCCGCAACCAGCGCAGGCTGGCCGGCGGTCGGGTTGTTCAGGAGTACGCCAATCGCCACGTCGGTGGTGGCGGCGACCGGGATAACAGCGTTGGCGGTCGATGCGTATTTGACGACTTTGTATTGGTGAGACGCGAGACTCACGCCTGCCGTGAGGCCGGGCAGGTAGCGGGGCATTACGGTTCCTTTGGTTCCAGCAGCCATTGTGTATTAACCTTTCGCTCGCGCCCGCGTGCCCGGACTCGATTAGTTATTTGGTGATATATGCCGTGTACAGCTCAGGTTGCTCGGCCCGCACCAGCTCAAGCGCGGCGTTGTAGTTGTCGATTTTCTTTTCGGACATCTTGGCTTTAACCGCAATGTCCAGGTTGCGCGCGGCGTTTCGGCTGTCGCTGCCGTTTTGCCCTTTTGCGCTCGTGCCATTTTCAACGAACAGGCTCGCACCCTTGATTTGCTCGGAGAGCGCTTTGAATTGCGTCACGATGGCGTTCGCCGTCTCGTCAGGTAGGCCGGCCAGCAATTCGGCCACGTCCTTCTGATTGGCGACCTTCGTATCTTTGATGGCTGCGCCAAATTTTTCAACCCGAGTCGCCTTCTCGCGCCGGTCATTCTCGGCTTTGAGCGTAGCGGTCAGTTGTTCATTGGCGGCTTTGAGCGCCTTGAATTCATCGGCGCTAAACGTTTCGGCTTGCGTGGTTGTGGTCATATTTGCTCCTGGGGGCGGGGGTGGCGGGTTGCCATTCCCCGGCGGGGGTGGATTGTTTCCTTCGGGTTTCTCGGGTTGGTTCTGCCCAAGCAATTGCTGAATGCCTGCGGCGATCTGATTGAGCAGGGCCATAATTTGTTCTGCCATTCCAGCTCCTTGAAATAAGTCAATGCCAACATCGACCGATAGTTTGTCCGAGGGCTTGCGCGCCCACGTGTACAGCGCCGCGCTCTCGCCTAAGTGCGGGGTGTGCAGCAGCGCATCGCCCACAATGAGCGGCCCGCTGATGGTCTGCCCGGTAGTCGGGTCTTCGTAGCCATCACCCCAAACAACCTCAGGCGAGTGATAGCGGTAAGCGCCTTCTTGCAATGCGCCCGCCCCTTTGTCGTTCATCTCGGTGATTGCATACAGGCCATCGGCGCGAACTTCCAAACCGACAATATGCCCACCGGCCGGTGTTGCGTCTTCGTGGCTGCCGAGCTTGATAGCCGGCTTGAAGTGCGGCAGCTTGAACTGCGCCGCATACTCGGGAGTAATGTCACGTTTGACGCCGTTCTTGTAGAGCGCGCCAAACGGGAAAAGCCGGTAAGGTTCTCCCGGCTTGGTGTTGACAAAGTTTTCAATCAGATAATCATTCATCGGAAAACAAAAAGAGCGCCAGATCCACTTAAGGACTCTGGCGCTCTTGGAGTTCTGGACTCTCTTGACGCTCTGCGTTAGGCGCTCTCGGTGGTCATGCCACTCTCGGCGCTCAAAATATATTGAGTTGTGTGTACATTCTACGCCCGAAATTCTGGCGTGTCAACGCTCGGCGATTTGGCCTCAAACTCCTGCATTTTTCCGCACTTAGGGCAACGAACGCTGACCTTGCTGCCTGGCACAAGTAAACCCCGGAATAGCAGGCGCGAGCATTGATACCCCCGACAACGATAGTCGGCCAGGGCGGGCACTCCCAATTCAGGTATAAGAGAGTGACCATTTCCGTTAGACTTAGCGGTGGTCATCATGGGATTAGTTTCACGTCCTTCAGAAGTTTTATGATCCACAGGCTATATACCTCTGACAGCTTCGCCCCGTGCCGTTTGATTTTGCTGGTGAACTTTTCCCAGCCGATATTTGCCATGACCCGCGACTGTTTCTCGCCCACCGCATACTCCGCATAAGTCACGCCGCGCGTGCCAAACTCCACTTGCGGCTTGGAGGCCACCGGTCGCACGTACAGATTGGATCCAAGCCTCTGGCTCTCGCCCAGGTTGTGTATATCGCTCGTCTGCGTACCCCTGCCCCGAATGTAATACGGGTGAGGCAGCTGATTGCCTGGTCCCGCTGGCGGATACAATCCCCGCCCGTAGCCCTGACCCGAAAACAGGTAGCGGTTGACGAACTCCATGCCTGCGGCTTGCATGTAGCGAGCGAAATGTCCAGGGAATTGCTTAAGGCTCTTGACGATATGGTCTAAGCCCTTGATGTTTATATCGACTCTCACGACGCCTCTATGTTTGTTGTGCTCACCATCCAGCATCTGCAGCGCGGGTGCGCCGGGGGGTGCGGCAGACCCACCGCCTTATTCGCCTCAGTGGTGAAAGCCTCGTCAACGCCCACCTCCATCCCGTTGAGCGGCCCACACACCGGGCAAACTCTGTCGTCGTTATTCGTCTGCCAAATCTTGACAACCTTCACGCCGGGAAACTCTTGCCGTAGTTGCTTCCCGCCCAGCTCTTGCCCGGTCGCAAAAGCTCGCGTAATTTCGGTGGTCGCTACATTCATCGCCCGAACCTCGTCAAACGGCAAGCCATTCATCACGTCCCGCAAGGCATAGCCGGGCGTCGTGACAAAGTTCTGTATCTGCTGCTGCAGCACCGACCGGGTTGTATCAGTAATGCCCTTGACTAATCCAAACGAGTACTCGCGCGCGAACTGTGCCGCGAGAACATTGACCGCATCCTGCGAGAACCCTATCTCTGCATCGTTAGCGAATAAGCCAACCCCACCCAGGATAGAGTCTGTGAACGTCGGCATGAGCGCCGCCCGTAGCGCATCCTCTTGCGCTGACCAAAACCCCAGGTTGGACATCAACGCCATGCCCAGGAAGCCCACGCCCATATCCCCACTCAAGTAGTCTCGAATGGCCTGTGCCTGCTTGCGCCAATGAGACAGGATATTCCCGGCGATAGCATCCTCGGCGGCTTGCTTCGCTCGGCGCCCAGGCTCGCGCGGGTCACGGGCGGCAAAATCCACCACGCCCACGGCGGCCGCAGCACGAAACAACGATAAGGCGGCGCGGTCTACTTGGGCCACCGGAGCGCCTCGCGGAATTGACTAATTGCGCTCTCGAACTGAACCCGTATCCCGAATAGTCCGGGGATAGTCTCAGCGGGCGCGCCCTGTTCGGTCTTTGGCGTCGGTATAGATTGTTGAGTCTGACCGGGAGGCGCTGCCGGTTGTTGTCCGAATGGATTGGACGCCGCCGCTATCTGCTGGGCCTGGGCCGACTTGCGATCGCGCTCGGCCTGAATGGCAATGGGGTCGCGCTCAGGCATTCGCAACACATTGCGCAGCCACACCTCATCATCGGCGGTGAAGGTTATAAATTCCTTCAGGGTTGAGAGCACCTGGGCCAGCGCGTTTACGTCTGTCTCGCCCGCCGGTGTATGTTCCAGGCGAATGCCGTCACACTCGTAGCCGTTCATTCGCATCAGCGGCGGGATGGCGTACTTGGTAAACGTGTCAGTGAAAATGTCAGCAGTGGCGTTGACACTCATCGTAAAGAAGTCGGTCTGGTCCTTCGAGAGCGCCAGGCTGCCCACGCCGTTTTGGCCCAGAATAAGGAACTGAGCCAGCGCCGACATCAATTCGCGCGTCTCATAACGCGTGATAACTTTGTCGGTGTCGAACTGGCGCGAACCACCAGTGGACAGCAACTCCAACTCCCAACCATTCGGGAGCGTGACCCCGCCCTCTTCGTCGTTTCGGATGCGACGCACTAGTTTGCGTGCCTTGCCAAAATCACTGCTCTCATTGTCGGATGTATCCGCAGAGCTGGGCAGCTTGATAACCGGCAGGCCCGCAAGGTCGCGCTCAATGCCGATAGCCTCAATCTGCTGAATGTGCTTGCAGAAGTAATAAGGTATCCAGGCGTTGCGCAAGATAGAGCGCCCCTCGGGGTTGCCCAGCTCGTTGCGCGTTCGATACAGAATGAGCTTGTCCATTGACAGCGGGACGCGCTTGAAATGCGGCGGCCCTTGCTGTTCAAATCCCAGGAGTGCTCCGCCGTTGGCTTCATCGAAATTCCAGCGAAAGACCGTATCCTGGGAGCGAGGCGCGAACTTCTTCCACAGCACCCGGCCCAGGAAATCATACTCAAGCACAATCTCAAATATGCTGAACCCGAACGGCAGCATAGTTAGCATCTCAATCACGTGCTCAAGTAGAGTATGCTCTAGATTTTCCTCCGCATCCTTGCACAACTGAAGGCGCGGATCGCCTTCGCCCAGGTCGCTGACGTAAGTATATTTCACGCCCCGGATAGCATTCTCGACCGCCAAGAGCAGCGCGCCGATTGGCGCAGAGTTGCGCCGCATCTCGTCAAAGCGCTTGTACGCCTCGCGTCCACGCAACTCGCGCAAGAATTCCTGCTGAATGATGCCGGAAAATTCAGCCAGACCGGTGTAACCGGATTCAGAAAATGGGTCAAGCAAAAGTAAGTCAGTCATTTTTATTTTCCTGGTTGTCAGGCCAGACCACAATGCCACGCCTCTTGATTTTAAGTATCTGCCCAGTCTCGGAATCAATATAAATAAAATCAT